CTCGACTCGTCCCGCGGGCATCGATAGCGCCAAACCCTGGGAAGAACCTATGCTAAACACTCCTCGATTTCGTTCTCGAATGGCACTCGACCTAGCCTATCTCGTAGCGCCATGAACACCCTATGGCGTTTCTGTTCTCGACTCTCAACACGGATCGGCTTGGGCTTGGCGATCGTTACGGCCTTGGGGTAGCAAACCTGATTGAAGATCACACCGGGGCTTGAACCCTTGAGGCTTTCGATCTGGGCGAGAACATCGGCAGGCAAGCGGCCCCGCTCATGGGCCTTGGCGGCTGCTTTGGCTGCTTGGCCTACGCCAACATTTTCAAGAGCAACAACAACAACATCCCAAGGGCTTTCCGTTGTTGTTGTTTCTTTCTTTCTATCTATATATAGATTGTGGGCCACAGTGGCCTGCGGTGTGGCCTGCGGTGTGGCCTGCGGTGTGGCCTGCGGTGGACAAATTTTTAAGGACAATTCAGAGTAGAAAACAACGTATCGATTGCATGGGAAATGGCCCTTTTCGGCCGCATGCTTTTCGATGCTCAATAGGCCCTCGGCCTGCATTGCCTTTAGTAGTCGCTTGACGTTGCGTTCCGATATCCCGGCTTCCTCGGCGAGCATTGGCATCGACATAAAGCAAACATCGTATTCTGCGATCTTTTGCAACAATACCTTGGCCTCGCATGCGTTCAAGTTGATGCGCTTCGTTCCCTCGATCACATGAAGGCCCGCAAGCCTCTTGCAATCATCGATAGCTGCCCTTCTATGTGACCTATACGAAAAGTCTAGGTCGAGTTGCTTCCATTCTTGTACCTTGCTCATGCGTACTGCTCCTCCACCTTGAGTTTCTCGATCGTCTCTTTAACGGCCGAAATCTCGGAACCGTAGTAGCCTGGCTCCTCATGCGTCGCTAATCGCTGCAAACTCTTGAGAAGCTCACGGGCTTTTCCTTGTGCGATTAGAAGATTGAGTTTTCGCGTGTTGTTGGAAGTTGTTGCCATCTTAATTACCCTCACTGACAAGTTGTACTCGGGCCTCTGCAAGATCAACCAACAACGCATGGCAAATGCTCGTAGCTGGGCCGGCTTCGACCAAGCCCGCCAATTGATCGGCCTCTGATAGCCTAGAAAACAACCAAAGCAACAAAGCACCCACGGCCGGTCCGAACGGCACTTCGTTGGCTCTCAACACCTTGTCAACCATGATGGCCCCCGGTGTAAATTCGATATCAATAACGGTCTGACCTAACAGACTAACTCCGTCAACTTGTTTGTTCATCCGACAACCCTTAATCCTGGTAAAGCAACGGGCGGTAGGATGTCGCAAGCCCTCGGTAGGTCAAGCTTGCTCTTATCCAGATAACGCCTTGTGACTGATAATGAAGAATGGCCTAGCATGCTCTGAGCAACGCTTTCGCCTTTAACGCTCGCAACATTCGTAGCGAACGTCTTTCTAAACTTGTGCCATAGAACGCGGGGCTCTGACTCAACTTTTGCGTCGGCAAGAATGGCCTTTAATCGTCGATTGAGGCCCCGCCAATGGGCTTTAGGCGCTCGGTCGAATGGAAAGCAACCGAACACCGTTTCGGCTTCGTGCGGCATTGCATCAAGCAACCCGCGCAGCTGTGAAGATAAATGGCATCTTGTATCCGCTCGATCCTTGGCGGCCTCGGCCCTGAATAACAAGACGCCTCGATGCGGGTCGTAGTCACTCCATTTCACGGCCATAATGGCCGAGATCCTACAACCCGTTTCGTATGCTGTGAGAATTATAGCGGCCCAGAAAACGCCCGCACTTGTCGCACCGTAGTTGCCAGTTTGGCGTGAGGCGCTCTGGAGTATTCTTGAAAGCTCATCCCCCGAATAGCTGACCGGCTCGCGATCGTAGCGCGGCCAACGCTCGAATTGCGGCACCGATGCAACCGCAATGGACATTTGGGACGACTTGCGAAAAGCGTAGGCCCAAAGCGCCCTGATTGCTGTCTGATGCTTCTGCACCGTTGCATAGCTTCGGCCTGCCAATAGTTGCGAGCGACAACTAGAAAGAACCAACGCTTCGCTAAGCTCTGACAACGCCACCGGCTCGCCATGGTGGCGATCCAGTTTCGAAATTTCGTCACGATAAAACTCCCTTGTTCGCGGCGATTGAACGCGGGGCCTGTTGATATACAAAGCGGCAAAGAAATCACGTAGCAACATCTCGGAAAGCCCATAGGCGGCCCTCAAATCCGTTGACGTTTCCGCCTTCATAGATCCCCCGCAACCCATCCAAGTAGTGGATTTGAGGGAAGGCCGAAGCTTATCGGCTAGAAACTACCCTCGCGGGTAAGTGTATGAATCTTCACACGGCCACGCAATAGGGCTTAGGTGTGGATGCTGATTTTTTTCCCAAGGGCCGAAGCAATCCGTACGAGTGTTTCAACGTTAGGATAGTGCGTATGGCTCATATTTCGTAGGCGGCTCAAATCGGGCCGTGAAACTCCCGCCCGCTTAGCAATAGCCGCCACGTTATCGCCGTGCTCGCAAGCTTCGTTGAGAAGGTCGGCGAGTTCCTGGATTAGAACTTCGGTTTCGTTGGATGCCACTGATATCATTCCCCAACTATAACGAGACAAACTACAAACGGAAAGACGATTCCCTTTGCATCCTGAACGCGTTACCATTTGATGAAGCGGACTACGAGTCCGCTGCACGTTACCCCCCTGCGTAGGGGGGTGAGAGGCTCCGGTGGGAGTTGAACCCACGATGGCGGATTTGCAATCCGCTTCCATTGCAACTAAGGCGCTACCATGGAATTCGGCCGCAACTCTGCCAGGGCTACTTTTGTCTTTGAAGTAGGGGCCGATTTTCGGGAATCGTTTGAAATTCAAGCGAATGGAATTCCCGTCAACTTGACTGGCTCAACGTTTGTATTTGAGATCCGAAGGATTGCAAACTCAGAAACGCCCGTTGATACTGGCACAATCACCGTAAGCGGCTCAACCGTCACGATTTTCTACTCTGCGGCCGACATTGCCGATCTGGAATCGGGAGTCTCCGAGGCCGAACGCAATTCTGTTTATCATGGCCGATTGCTCTGGACTGATTCCGCGGGCTTCAAACGTCGGCCGATTACTGCTTTGATTCTCGTAAGTGCTGGGCATGCTTAAATGACTTTTACACTTCAACCACAAACCGGCGGCGGCTTCGATCTGAATCAAGTAGGGGGAGCACAAGGCCCGGCTGGCCCGTCCCAAGTTTTTGTTGCTGACCAAACCGAATTCCCTGGCTCTTACGCCTACGGCACCGGCCTAAGAGATTTGGAGCATGCAACCGGCGAAGATGGATTCGATAACATCGCAATCGGAAAAGACGCGGGGCTAGTGCTAACCACTGGCCGAGCAAATGTCTTAATCGGCACTAATTGCGGTTTATACATGACAAGTAGTAGCCAAGGAAATAGCTACGATGGCGGGGGTTTGGGAAATACTGGAAACACGTTCGTAGGTCGTAGCGCTGGGGCGGCGGCCGGTGGGACGATAGATGGAGGGGCGTTAGACAATACTTGCATTGGCATAAACTGCGGTCAAAACCTCACCAGCGCTATGGACAACGCTGCAATGGGCGCCAACGCACTTCGCTCGATCGGTGGCGGCTCGGAAAACGTTTCTTTAGGGCATGGCACTTTGCAACACGTAGTGGGAAGCGGAAATTTCGCGACTGGAACGGGCCATCGCATAACCGCAGTAGGAGACATGGCAGGGCGTTTGCTCAATGATTCCAACGAGAAAACCGGGGGAAAATCTAGCGTATACCTCGGCGCAAGGACGAAAAGCCTGTCCAACAGCGCGATAAACGAAAATGTTTTTGGCTATGAGGCGGTGGGCGCCGGAAGCAATACAGTATCAATCGGAAACTCGTCAATAGAAAGAACTATTCTTCGCGGAACCGTAGAGATAGGGGGGGACGCAACAACGCGATTACTTAGCGCTGCGGGAACATTGTTTTTGGAGTCGGATTCGCAAATTCAAATGCGAGATACTTCCTCCGCTGCCTTGAACTGGCTACTAACAAGCGACGGCCGAACGTTTCTGCAAACTGGCGTGAATCATTCCGATCTCGCGGGTACTGCGAGGGTCTTGTATCCTGCGGCTGGTGGGCCAACAACGTTGTACGGGCGAATAAACACAACTGGCCCATTGCATCAAATTGTTAGCGGCTCATCCGTTACACTTGCCACGGATAGAGAACTAGCAATCGAAATGACTTCTAACACAACCGGCAACATCGTCTATCGAGGATCGGACGGAACAACGAGACGATTTGCTTTTAACGTTTCTTAGGAATGAAAATGATGACTGAAGAAGAATTCAGATATCTCAAAGCGGCTTTTGATGCGGCTGTAAAAACCTCCCCAGATGCTATGGCGGCCGCTAATGTCTTGACTCCTATCTATTTGAAGATCGTTGAGAAGTTTAGCGAAGCGGCGAGGACTAGCTAACCCAACGCCAAAACGCCGAAGCCTCATCGTAGGCAATCGATGGCTTGCCAAGCTCCGCGTTGACTGCGTTATGGAACTCCCAACCCCACCGAAACCAATCATCAAATCGGGGGGGATTTGCGGCGATTATCTTGGCGGCCTTTTGCCGACAATTGCAAACGCCTGGAATGGTTTCTAGCCACAACGAAAATTGCTCTGGGCTCATTTGGTTTGTGTGAATCTCCTCCCAGTGTGCTCGCTGCAATTTTTTGACGAACTCGGTATCGATAGGCTCCGAAGGATTCTCGGCCGTATCTCTATTGATGAATAGATCGTGGTTTGCAATTCGCTCTAGGGCCTGCTCTCGGGTAAGTTTGATAACGGTAGGAATCATGAAATCGCAACCGAAAGCAAGAAGGGTATTGTTATTGGAACGGCCGGAGCTGTCCCGCAACCGGACCCCGTAGCAGAATCAAAAACGTTAAGCGTAACATCCCCGGTACCTGCAATGCCCGGCAATGAACCCGTTCTTTCAAGCTCGACTGTCGATGGAAGTGAACCGCAATCGTAACATTCGGATTCGTAGTCGATGGAATACTGACGCCTTTGCGCTCTCGATCCCGTGCCAGAGTCAATAGGTACTCCGAAAGTGCAAGATTGGAAAGGCTGGCTACAAGCGCAACCTCCATCCAAATTGCCGGCCGCACATGCAAAGAGCTCGGCGGTAGTAACTGACACGCAAGCACCGTCAATGCAACGCAATCGGATCACATCGTTCAACACCAACCCTTCCACCGCGGGGGCGCAATCTGGTATTGTGAGATTCGTACTCTGAGCGCATAGGCCTGCGGTATTTAGCTGGGGCCAACGACACGGAAGAACAATCGATCCAATTATGTAGTCGTCGACGTCTCCACATCGATAAACAAAATCGCCCACTTCCTCTTGTGTTCCTGCGTCACAATCGCGCTCCCATTTCTTGTATCGATTGCTTATGCGGTCGGTAGCTTGCACAATTCGCGTGATGGAGTAAATCACGTTTGAGAAAAACTTCACTCCGCTGGCACCGCAAGAAATTGCACTGAACGAAGCGTAGGTTTGCACATGATGCCAAACCGCAACGCGGGAACAATAGGCGGCGCTCCGTCTCCAATGCTGAACCTTTCGGCCGGCATATCCGCCACAGGCATCGCATAGACATAAGGCCGACAACACCGGCATTTCCAAATCAATCCAACCGCTATCCTCAATGGTATCCACAACCAATAGCGGGGCATCGTAAACACAATCGGCACCTGACCTAGCGCAAGTTTCTGGCTCCAATATCGCTGGGCTCCAACCCCCGCTAAACGTTTTGCCAAATACAGTGAAGCTCCAATCCTCTAGCGCCCAAGCGGCACCGCATAAACAAGAAGCCCCTCCGCAACATGGATCCCCTGGCACATTTTTCATGTCGCATGGCATGCTTCAAGCCTCGCAAAACTCTAGGGTGATAACGTAGCTTCGTTGTAGGTCGTCCCAAGTACATCCAACCTTGGCACTTGCTGCAACCGTTCCCGTGGGGCTTTCATTTTTGGCCCACACAATAAACGAAGTATCCCCTGTGGCTGTTATCAACCCGAAGAACCCCGGCGCTATGCTGCTCGCCGCATTGGTCCCAACGAAGAATCTTGGAGTTGTAGGCGATATGTCGATAATGCACGGCCGCAAGCCTGTCCCCGCCTGGCGGTATAGGATCCTCGCGGGGCCGCCTTCCTTCACCACTAGGGCCGCCTGGCCTGTTTCGCAATCGCAACCGATGTTAGGTCGGGCCGTGTTGTCGATCGTCACGTTGGCGAGCGCGATCCCTTTGACGATCACCCATGCGAACTTATTGGCCGCCACCGGCTCGGCGAGTATCCCCCACGGTTTGCGGTTTGCGAGCGCGGCCCCTTGAAGGGCTGTCCGTTCCTCCATTCCTTTTGGGAAGCCCGCGCCCGCAAAGGTAAACATGGGCCCGTCTTGAATGCCTATCGGACTCCAACGCGCTAGCGTCGCGTGGGCTTTGACTCTGACCAACGTTTGAGATTCGAAACTAACTTCCATTCCTGGGGCGGTTTTCTGAATTGACTTTCTCAAGGCCAATTGCATCGCCTGGCGCTGGGCCTGGAATTCTTGGGCCGTTGGTATGAATGCATCGCCTTTGAACTTTACGGGCCACATATTTCAACTTCCGATCCCAAGGGCTGTCAAATCTGCGAGAAGGTACGTTTGCTCCACGTAGGCGGCTTGAGGGTAAGGAATCAATCGATCGGAATCTACCTTGTCCTCATAGTACATCCATAAGTATTCCCAACCTAGTTTCGAATCTACAACAACCGCACCGCCTGCGAGACTCAAGCTCGTTAAATTCTCGGAGCAAGCGAAGTTGAATTGAACGGTCCAATTGTCTCGGCCTTGTTTGCGGCCCCTGGCACCCATGAACAGACATTCACCCGCGGCCGTTCCCTTGAAAGCCCCCGAATTGACTCGGCCGGTCATTCGGTAAAGAAAATTGCGGTAGGCGTTTGATACGTTGATGAAGCTGCGCGTTTCGGAAAAGGTCATGACTGGCTGGGTAATCTCAACGCCTTCTACTTTTCCATCTCTGCAATTGATGAGGCCGCCAAACACCGGCCCCGAACCATAGCGGCGAGTGCCAAAGCTTTGGCGCATCAAGGTAGTTCCCCCGGTCGTATCGAATTCAAATCCGGCCGTAACGTCGATCAAACCATACTCAACATCGGCATGAAATATCCCGCCCCGCTGGGGCTCGATTCGAATGATCTTGGGCCGTAGGCCCCCATCGACTTCGGCCGGTGCGTTATTCTCGATCTTGGAACGAATGTAGTATTCCAAGTATTCATCATCGATAGCGCTATCGTTGTTGCACCATAGCGCATAGCGTCGGATTTCTCGATCCTGATTGACCCCTGACACGATGGATCGGGAGTCGTTCCGTTCCTCCATTGTGATGTCAAACAAGGAAAGCGCACCGCCCGGCAGCTCGGGGTATGGCGTTCCCTCAACGGGTAGATCCTCTCCTAATGTTGGCATTACGCTATCCCCAAATTTCTCAAAGCGATCTCTCGCAAGGTATCATGAATTTTGCCAAGTTGCTTCACTTGCTCTTGGTCGTATTTGACGGTCGAACCCACGGCCGCACCGAAGCCCGAAAATGTTCCCACGCTTTCCGCTCGGTTTGTTGCTGACTCGCCGAAGCCCTCGAAGCCTGGCATGCCTGGCATTTTGAGCGCAAGCGGCCCGAGTCCTCCCGCGCTTCCATCGTTAGCTTTGCCCTTCGCGGCCTTGGCGGCCGCAAGGGCTTTATTGTATGCCTCCATGGCCTTTGACACTCGCTCGGCCGCGGCATCGCCTCGGCGCTGGCCCTGGGCTGCGTTGGCGTCCCTGTCAATCGTCCGGTTTGCCTCAAGCCCTCCAACTGCGGCCTGGCGTTGGGCCTCGATTTCCTTTTTCCTAGCCTGGCCCGCGGCGTTGGCTGCGTTGTCTTGATCGATCAAATCTTGGGCCATGGCGGCTTGAGAACCCGGCGCGGCGATCCCAGTGAATTCGGCCATGCCTGCAAGCTCATATTGCAAACCAAACCAAGCCTTCCGAAGCGTTGAACTGACGTCAATGCCTAGCGTCTTGATGCCTGCGAAAGCGTTTTCCCAAGCGATCCAAAACGCGTAGGCGGCCTCGATCCCTAACAACGCCATGTTATTGGTAAGCTCGCCCCAACCGGCCTGGAATGCTGCAATGGTAGAATCCCATGCCATGTCGAAAGTTGCGAGAACTAAATCAAACGCGGCCCCAAGCTCGCCATTGCTTACGGCCGTTGCGATGGCGGATAGGTTCTCGATGGCACCGCTCGCGAATGACCGGAACCCACCGACAACCCAATTTAGGAATGATCGGAAGTTTCCACCAAGGGAACCTATAGCACTGGCCGCACTTGATGCGATGAAGCTGAAAGCTTGGCCGCCAATACTGGCGAGTGTACCGAAGTTGCGGTAAACAACTCGGGCCGCGGCTCCGGCCGCAAGCAACGCCGATCCAAAGAACGCGGCGAGTGGCACCAACGGAGCAAGCAAACTAAGCCCCCCGGCGAGCAACGCAACACCGGCCGCGGCCGCAAACCCCGCCGAGGCGATCGGAACAATGGTCCCGATCAAATCCCGGTTTGCTTCGATCCACTGGCCTATCGGGCTGATAATTTTTATCGCTGTTCCGAGTAGCTTCGTGACCTGTGGTGTCAACGCGGCCCCAAGCTTTTTCGATAGGCCCGAGGCCGCCAAGCTTACGGTATCCAGCAAATCCCCAAGCTCGGCCGCGGCGCTCGCATCCTCGGCGCTCATGACTAACCCGAGTTCCTTGGCCTTGGCCGTGAGTTCATCGAAAGAAGCGGCCCCCGCGTTTATCATCGGCAACAACGCAATAGCACCTTTCCCAAACACCTTCATGGCCATGGCGGCTTTAATGGCCGGATCCCCAATCTGGCCGAGGGCCGCGGAAAGCATTCGAAAGCGGCCGAATTGATCGGCCTGGCGTAATGCTCGGAGGCTCAACCCGAGTTTTTGGATAGCCTCGGTCGCCTCCTCGGATCCACTTGCGGCCGCAAATAGAAAGTTGCTCATCCCCTTCACCGCAACGCCAACATCCTGAAGCGTGGCATCGTTCATTTGAGCAACGAACTGCAGCGCCGAAAGTTGCTCGGCCGCTATTCCGGTCCGTTGGCTCATGTCATCGATGGCGCTCCCGGCATCGGCGAAGCTTTTCGTAAACCCGAGGATTGAAAATCCACTGATGGCCGAAGTAATCGCCTGAAGCCCGCCCTGGATTCCGATTCCGCCCGCTAGAAAGCCCGCGGCCCCAACCGCGGACAATTTGCCGATCGATCCGGCCCACTTGCTGGCGGCCCCAAGAGAGCGCTTGAGGCCTGCATAGAATTTTGCGTCACGCGTGGATAGCTCAACGTATCCGCCCCCCGCTCTGATGTCTGCTCGGCTCATCTTAGGTAAACTCCGTGAAGGGCTTCTATCGCTAGGCTGGCTTCGATCTTGGCGGGCTTGGCCGCTTGCTCGCCTGGCATGAACTGCGAAGGGGTAAAACTATGGCCTCCCCAATTAAGCACCGTCCCAAGCCCCGCGCAAACCCTCGCCGCAATTAAGCAATCCGCCTCAAAGCGGCCTAGGGCCATTAGGTCAAGCTGACGGTAGGTGAAGGGCTTGGGGTCGATTCCGATCCTTCCGGCAAGCTTCCAGATTGTTTCAATCTGGCCCCGGCCGCTTCGATCTGGGCTTTTGTGTGGTCTGCTATCTTCGCGGCCAAATTCGCTACCAACTCCTTCCGGCCGCTTGGGGAAAAAACCTCGATAGCCCTCCATAGCTCGGCCTGGGCCGCCTCGATAGTATCCCCATCAAAGCCCGCGCAAAAGGTTATGAAATCAATGTCCCTAGCCTCGGCCTTGGCGAGCACCCAGCAAACGCCAAGGAAGGCCCGCGGACTCGATAACAACTCGATAACGGCCTCGATGTCGGATAGGTCGATTCCCTCGGCCTCTTGAACTGCGAAAAGCTCCGCGCAAGTGAACGATAGATCCCAAACCCGGCTTTTTTTATCAATGAACATTAGGTCGCAACCGTCCCCGTAAAGGCTTTAGGCTCCTGACCGGCAATAAAGTAACCAACGGCCATAGTGAATTTGACCATTTGCCCGTCTGCGAGTTGCTGGCCTAACTCCCAATCGCTAATGTTGAAGTGTGCTCGCATCCCCTTTGACGCAACCCCCCCGGCGGCCTCAACCAACGGCCCGTCAAGAATTACACAATCGAGAAACTTCCTCGGCGTAATGGCCGCTAGGAAGAACTCGTTTAGGTCCGCGTTTCCCTTCTCGTAAAGGGCTTCGACTTCGATCGGCAAATCCTTGATCGAATTCATCTGAGAACCCCAACCCTTGCCCCGCCTCATCCCGATGTCTGCGGTTTGGCTCGTTACCTTAAGGGCCATGTTCTTGACGGTATCAATTTCGTCCCAAGTAGGCGTTGCGTATGGCGTGCTCGTTGCTGTATTCAAAAGCAAAACGCCTTCAAAGCCTAATAGAATGTTTCTGCTCATTTGAATCGATATCCCTCCGGCATTCTTGGCAATGCCTTTTCTAGTGCTGGCTTCATGGTGGGCCGTGAATCGTAAAGCGTTCCCCGAAATCGTCCCCCGGCTTCCATGACGCCGAGGATAGGCCCAACAATCGAAGCTCTCGCCCCAATGATGGCCGTATGTTCGTTTCTGACTTCAAAGGCCAAAGCATTCTTTATGCGGCCCGTCTGTGTGTGCGGCGGCTGCCCGGCTGGGCTTGGAGTTTTGCGGCGCTTGATCGAACGCCTGGCGGTAGTTCGAATGAATCCGGCCGCCTGGTAAATACCCTTAAAGGCCGCTTGTTTTTTGGCCTTATCCAATGGCCGGAAGTTTAATTGCATGGATGCACGAATCATATCGCGGGCCACTCCATCGCCTCGACCATAACCAACGTTGACGTAATCCCGTTTTGCTCGAACTCCTCGGGGTCCGTTTGAACTTCAATAGCGCATTTCGTAATTCTCAACGGGCTACAAACCGTTTCGCAATACTCGGCCGCCCGTTCTACAAACTCAACAAACTGATCCGAAGTTGCGAACCTGGCACCATTGCACAAACACCGCAGCACAACGGCCGTTTTGTAGGTCCGTTGAAATACGTTGCGGGCCACTCGCTCCGAGGTCATCCCGGCTTTCATGGCAACACCCATCGGAACGCCAAGTAGCAAATCCTCAATGAGCATTTGCGGATTGTCCGCAACTTTCACCCATCCTTCATTGGTCGGCGATACTGCGTTGAATATCCTGGCAACGCCTTCTTGGATTGTTTGGGCTCGGCTTGTCATTTCGTCACGTATACTCTCAAGAGTTTTGCCCTGCGGTCGGAAGCTGTGAAGCAATCCTCCCCTCTGGGTCGAACCGTCCAAACCCCTTCGGCCGAAAATTGATCGCCTGCTTTTGGCTCCCTTGGGAGATCGGCGCGGACCACCATCAAGTCTCGTTTCGTAAAAGCAAGCCTGGCACCGTCTACGCGTTTAACCTCTCGATCCTGGCGGCCCCACCATGCGCGACATTGGCCAACGCTCCCCGAAAACGTGTAGCCAATCAATTCGGCGTTGGCCTCGATGATATCCGACATATCGTCAAGGTCATCGTTAGAAACTGCGATCGCTATCGACTGTAGCGTAGCGTTGGCCAACGTATGCGTTACCGTTCCGCTCCCGATCGGATCGTTGTTGACCACGTTGCCCGCGCTGGCAAGTGTAGCATTGGCCAAGGTCCGCGTTAGCGTTCCGATCGGGCTGGTCGCAACGCTGCCCGCGCTGGCAAGTGTAGCGTTGGCCAAGCTCTGCGTTAACGTTCCGCTCGGGCCGTTCGCGATGCTGCCAGCGCTGGCAAGTGTAGCGTTGGCCAAGGTCCGCGTTAGCGTTCCGATCGGGCCGCTCGCAATACTGCCCGCGCTGGCAACCGTAGCGTTGGCCAAGGTCCGCGTTAGCGTTCCGCTCGGGCCGCTCGCAATACTGCCCGCGCTGGCAACCGTAGCGTTGTCCAACGTCCGCGTTAGCGTTCCGCTCGGGCCGGTCGCAATACTGCCCGCGCTGGCAACCGTAGCGTTGTCCAACGTCCGCGTTAGCGTTCCGGTCACTCCTCCAACTGAATCCACTGCGACAAGCGTCGCATTTGCCAAGGTCCGCGTTATAGTTCCCGTCACGGCGCTTGGCGGGCTTGGCGGGCCGAAAAGCATTTCGGATTGAATCGATGGATACTTGCAAACCCCGCAATGGCTGAGATTTTGCACGGTCGAACTTAAACCGCGTAAATGCGGCCTGGTAAGTCCGAGTCCGAGGAGTCTCAAATTTGCGTACATTAGGCGTTGGGATCCATGTGCGCGACTTCAATCAAGACGTCTGGAGTGCCGGAACTTGTACTATCCGAACGGCATACCATCACGATGGCCGAGTTGCCGTACAACTCGGGCAAGCCCGTATAGTCTGGCCCGTAGAGCGAGGACAAACCGCCCTGTGTGCGAAAGCTTCCTAGTCTTCGGGCTGCCAACACGGAAAGGCTGCCCGTAGCGCTAGCCACGCCGTTGACGTTGTATCCTGTGATTTCTTGAACGCCTGAATCGCCCGCCGCTAGCGGGCAACGGATCCATCGATTGATGGTAATAGCTTGCGTTGATACGTTGCCCGTGTTGCTCGCGGCTCCGCCTTGGTCAAGATAATCAATCGAGCAAGTATGGGTGTGATTGGAAAGCGCGGTACTTGCTTGAATAAACAACTCTACGCGTGACCAATCGCGCGTTACACCGTCCGCCAAAAACGGAACGCGGCCACTGAAACTAGGTCGGCTTGTTAGGGCAACGGTCGTTGTCCCGCTCGTTGGGATCGTCGTTTGGCCCGCCATGAACAATACGTCGTAGAGATCGATTGACATAGCAACGCTGCCGTTTATCGCAACCCTCGACAAATAAAGCTTGTTGGTCCCCAAGGGATTATCAAGCACCGGGTACCCTGTTGCGTCGGTATCGACTGGAACGATACCGGTTGTCGTGTTGCCTGGGTTTAGACTCCCCGCGGCCGGAACGCCTGCGCGGTCGAATAGAGTAAACGGAATCCCCGCAACGGTCGTGAGAACGGTCGTTTTTGTAAGGGGAACAACCTGTTTATAGGCCCCAATGAGTTTATCGAGTGTTAGCGGCATCTTTACGCGTTACCGTCTGTCAGGGTAAAGGTAGTAATGGACACGGATTGTCCGGCGGTCAAACTAACCGAAGTAAGCTCCATATCGCCACCCCCGCTTGTTGCTGTTACGGTCCCCTGCAAAAAGCACGTTGTACCGTCCTTGGTCGCTTGGGAGTTGAACATCCTAAAATGGGCCGCGGTCCCCGTAGCGTCGGCGCTGAGATCCTGCCAACTGCCCGCTAGAAGCTTTTGACCGCCTGTCGCTGCGGCCATCCAATCGGCTGGCAGATTTATAGTCGCAAGTACGGATCCCGCATTTGCTGCGGCGCAATTAGCGGGAACAGCGCCCGAACGAATCTCCATCGAGCAACTTGTGCCGTTTGTCGTCTCGATCGCATCTAGCCTACCGTTCCGCGTGGCAACGTTGAATTGAATCGCCATTTTAGTTCCCTTTTTTGTTGATGATGGCAATAAGCTCCAGGACCAGGCGAATGATTTCGGCCCAGTTGTATTTGGTTTCGCCTACGCCCGTTTCTGCTTGTTTGCGAAGGAATTTAATCAACTCCTTTTCTTGCTCTGTGAGTTCAAAACAATCTGGCGCTGGCTCTGGCTTGCTGGCGTCGAACCAAATCGGCATTTGCTCCATGGAGGATGAGGCTAGCGAGGCGATCACGTTTTCCGTCACTGGACGAACACTTCCTGATTGCACTTCCTGCAGGAAAGGAACCGAACCGAATACGCCTTCCTGGCATGGCTCGCCCATTTCCCTAAGCCCCTCGGGCCGAACATCGGCGAGCAATACGTTTCGGCTAGTTGCAACCTGCCATAGCTTGGAAGTCTTTTGGCCCGCACATCGACCATTGATAGACCATGTGAGAAGGGCGATTTGCTGCCCGGCCGCGTTGTAGATAGCGCTACCACTTTGCCCCCCGATCGCATCCGGCGAACCTGTGACTAAACCATCGCCATAGTTGCGAGGGTCGTTAAAGGGTTTTCGCACTTGCGGCCAAACACATCTCGGGCTGCCAATTGTTTCGAACGGCTGGCCCGCTGGCTCTGTTCGTAGCAATGGCATATAGCGCTCGCTCTTGAGGTTTGGACATAGGGCAATCGCGAAATCAACCATTCTCGTGCTGGAGTATCCAGCGAACACCAAGCGGCCCTGAGTCCGTTTTTGAACTCCACCCACTACGGCATCGATGTTGACAACCTTTCCGAGTTGCGTTCCCCAAACATGGGCATTGGACAAAACATAGGCGCCCGTCGCATCGATTCCGCAAATTGTCCCACTCCCGCAACTATTCCCAACCATGCATCGAACGTGCGGGGTATCGGCAACGATGACGTTAGCCTCAACTGGTATACACTTTCCGTCCGCACAATCTTGGCCAAGTGCAACGCCAAGCATGAACAACAATAGAAAAGTTGCTCTGACAAGTACGGCCGTTGCTGCGGCGAGATACGCTCCAACGCATTGGCCGAACTTTGGGTTTGCTCCACTGTTGGAAGTGAGGACTAAATCCCCGTCCGGCTCAACGAAGATATCCTGCATATCCACTAGATTGGAACCTGGCACAAAAGCGCATTCGTAAATCCGTCCATGCGTTGCATCAAGGGATCCGGGCGTATTGGCTGGTATGTCGCTCGTAGCAACTCCCTTTATCCTGTTTTGACCCGCCCCCACGTTTAGAACGACGATAACCCCCGCGCCTAAGTCCGCGCTTGGCGTATGGTCGATTCTGCTACCCTCTTGAAACGATCGGCAAATTGTATTTGGCATTTCTAACCTCTAAATCATAAAGTGTTTTGGAAAGAGGCCTCGGGGTTTGCACGTTCCACAAACCCCGAGGCACAACTTAACGGATCCCTCTCAACCCGCTAAGAATTTGGGGACTATGTGACGTCGATTTTCGCCGCCCCCTGTGGCTCGGCCGCATTGAAACCAAAGTCCCAATAACCTCGCCAACGCATCCCACCCACTACGCTAAAATCCATATCCGCGGACTCAAACGTGGGGCTAGAAGCTCCATTCAAGAACAGAAGGATCAGGAACGGCAACACGTTGGGATTGCCAACGATATACCAATCCTTTTGGCTGTTCCCTGCAATGTTTGCGTTGTTCAAGTACGGGCTAACCTCAACGTTAAAACGGCCCGCAAGAACGTTTGTGTTTGCTGTGGTCGTCGCGTTGATGGCGGTCATTGTTTGAAGCGCTGGCACCTCCAAGGATGTCGGCACAAACAACGTTTGAGGCTGGGCCATCATCGGCATCCCTTGCGAGTCCCTTTGGTCCCTGAAGAACTGAAGAACCCACGTGAGGGCGTTCATGTTTGATGGGCTCAAATCCAACGCCGTTAAAACACCGTTGAGGGGGTGACCCGCTGGCGGTAGGCCGATGGTATTCCCGGCAACAAAGCTGGCGAGAAAAACGCGGTGGAATTCTTGCTCGATCGCCAAGGCCGAGGCCCGCCCGAAAATCTCTGGCAACTGCGCAAAGGCGCCCACATCGTCATTAACCATTTGCTCGCGGCTCAATCCCAAGATGCTACCAAAGGTCGCAAGCTTGGCCGAGTATTGTGCATCCAGTAAGCGAAGGGATTTCAATTCGCCCTCGGCGTTAACGGTTTGGAATCCACCAACACCGCTCAAGCGAATAAAATTCTTCGCTCTAAAATCGCTCGCCGAATCCGTTTTAACCATGCGCTGGTATAGCGTCGGCATGACTCCCATTTGGGCTAGCATGGCCTTGTTAAGAGTATTTGCGAACACTCTCGGAAGGCTTACGGTCGAATTCTGGGAAGCCTGAATCAACTCGATAGACTTCGTGTATAGCGGGACGCGCTCATAGAGTGGCGTCTGCCCGGCCGCGGCGATGCTGCGGGCCATAACTCCGTGAAGTGTGATTCCCCGCATCGAATCCGCGGCCGAGTTGATTTCATCCGAGAATTGCTTTTCGGTTTGGGATCCGCAATTGATCGTCCGCAATAAAGCGCACTCGATAGCGGATTCGTTCGTGTTGTAATTGCGCACCATGTGAACGCCTGGGGCCTGGCCCGTTGGGACGGATGGCAAGTACGATGGGCCTGCGTAGCTCGCGGCGATCGGCTGGCCAAACTGGGATTGTGTGGCCATGTCCGCGCCGATCTTAACAAACGAACTTTCCCCAAGCTGCCATTTGGCAAACACCAAACACGGTCCGTCCACTGTTTGATTGTTTACGTTAACGCTCGATCCGGCTTGAATAAACTGAGGCGGCGCCAATGGGGCCGCGCCAACGCTGGCCTGCCATTGGAAGCCCTGGTTTGCAAGCTCAAGCACTTCACCCGCGGCCGCTGTCTCAAGCATGTGGCCTTCAATAACAAGCCCCTCGGCCTCGATGGCGCATTTGCTAGATTGCCCGGCGAGCGCCTTGCGATCGTGTTCAAGTAGTATCGGCCTGGTATTGGAAAGCACTGCCCCGGCGAGATTGAGTACAACCGGAAAGTTGTAACCGGGAATACTCATTTTGGCGCCAGTGTAGGCCACTTGACGAAAGGGCACTTTGCCCGGCTTTCCATCTTGGGCCGCCTCGACTGGGGCAATCCCAAAAGTAACATCACTACAGAGATTGATACGGCCCGCGGCCTTAATCATCTTGTATGGTTTCATCCGCATCCGTTTCGCTCTCATCTTCTGTATCCTCTCCGTTAAGGTTATCCCCCGGCTCGTTCTGACTCATTCCTATAGCTTGCTCTTCGCGCTCAAGCTCCTCGTTGATATCCTCCCAATCCTCCCCAAGTTTGGCGGCCTCCCGCGTTCTGCTTGTGAGTCTCATGGAAAGCTTTTTTTCGATTGCTGCGAATTGCTTTTCAGGGTTTAAGTGCGGGATGCTATCCCACCCGATAAAGCACCTTTGATATTCCAGGCCTTGCAACATCAAGAAAATAGCAACAAGCCTTTGCACTAATCGCTCTGCCAGCAAAACTTGGTCGCTAGCAATGGCCCGCTCGTAGTCGATGTTATCCAGCGAACCCGATGCGAAATTAGAATCTTGAGAAGTCCCAAGCGCCTTGTTGAGTGGCATCGGAAAACATCTTGCGGCCTCGCATACGAACATCGCAACCGCATCCCTATGGCTCTGCATGGGATGCTCTGCTTTGACCTGCCCTAGCTCGTATCCCTCGGGCAAAGTAATGGCCGAACCTGGCACCAAATCGATAGTCTCAAAGGGCTTGCCCGTAGCTTGGGCCGATAGCATTTTCGCTTGCAAAACTAAAGAGATTTTCGCAACCGTCTCATAGCTGATAACGCAAGCTTGGTTTGTGCGCCTAATGTTCGCATGCATATCGAGTGAGGGGGCTGGCCGCGGAACCCCACGGCGCTGATTTGCAAATTGTTGTTTGAACAAATGGGTAAGCACATCGGCCGTGAATCCGTTTCCCCCGTCAACGTAGTAATGAATCGGCACCCCCTGCGAATACTCGATTCCTTCGATCGTTTGCTCGCGCTTCTGTGTTGGCTGGCTCGGCCCTGGTATAGCGTTTGGCCAGTAGGGCTGCATTGACGCATCGTTCATCATTAGCGGGCTTACAATCCGTTCCGCCTCGATGATTCGAACGTAGGGGGGCTCCTCGATCGAAAGTAAAAAACACTCCCCGTCAATCAAGTAAGTCCTGGCGATCGTTTTCATCAGCGAACCGATCGACAATTCCCCGGCCCAATCTTTCCATGCCGCCTGCAATTGTCGGCGCTGGGATCCGAACTCGCGGAACGTAGGATGCGGCCCGCTTCCAACCAAATCCCGCGCGTAGGTTTCGATCATTCCCTCAAGCAAGGAATTGTTGGCAACCTCGTAGCGCGTTCTGTTGCGAAGGGTAGCGCGTTGCTCTGGGGTCGGATCCGATACCTGGGGGCCGATCGCCCAATGGCGTTCATTAAGCTTCGTTGTTCTCGCGGAATCGTAAGAAGCGGCCTGGATAGGCGCCATGTTGCCAACTGGTATTCCTGGCGCGTACATTAGGCTCATTGCGGCATGGCCCCGCTATCGTTCACCCCACCAAGCCTGACCTGGCCAAAACGCATGGCGCCGAAGCCCCCGCCCGCGGCCTTTTCGGCTTGGTGCTTTTCCCACGCAATGCGGTCGGGTAAAGAGTGCTGCTCGATCTTTTGCCCGTCAACCTCTCTTATCTTCGGTTTGTCGGCTGGGTCGGTCGGCATGGGATCCCCCGTTGAGAATAAACCGGGGGGAATCGTTGCGGCCGGGGGGGCTCGCTCCTTTTCCCCCCGGTAAAGTTGCATCACTTCGCCCGATTGTATTGGCAACCCATGCGGAAGTGAAGAGGCTAACCCGCTCGGGCTTGGCGTTGCATCTCTGCGAAACTGACCTGGCGCGGTCGATCGCTACTCCATGTCGGCACCGAACACCCTACGAAATTTGCAAGCACTCCCGCACCCACCAAGCAATCCCACCAATGGTTATCAACGCCTGGCGTTTGCTTCCACTCGTTGCGCTTGATCCCACGCGCCCAAACCTCAACATAATGCTCGGCGTGAAAATGCTCATCTAGCAAGCTGTGATTGTCTGCGGCTGGCGAGAATACCGACAATGCCCCGCTATCCCCGAGGCTCGTTTGCAAGCGGGAAAGCAAAGTATCCTTCCAAGCGTTGTTGTCAAATAGGATCCGAGTCCGCGGCCCCTCAATGATGCGCTTCCAGTAGTACCCCCGTTGCTCGCCTTGTTTGGGTCGGCCGCCATTCAGAGGGGCCGAGGATGCGCCATAAAATCGGCCGTGCATTGCGTGCACGTTGTTTGCGGCCTGCTCGTAGGCGATCTTGTAAACTGCGTCGGTGCTCAAACCCCAGTTTGCATCTATGCCGATGGCATCGAACTTTGCTTTTGATCGCAACATTCCGATCGTATTCAATAGCGCTTCACTCATGCGGCCCTCAAGCCCCGCGCCTTCCTTGTCGCTCAAGAGATCTGACAATTCGGAAAGCCTGGCAAGCCCGATTCTCTGCTCTGGGTAAATGCCATAGTTTACGATTGCACCGGTAAAATCCTGGGCCCATGAAGTACACAAATAGAAAAGCGCCTCGCCCTGAACGTCAATGAAGGCCGTGGATTTAATCGCCCAAGCGGGAATCTCCCACTGGGTAAACGCGCCCTGCCTGGCCGCCATGAAGAAATCGAGTTGCTTCGTTTCAACATCGGGCTGAGGGTCGTTATTGTATTCCGCCAAAAACGCCTTGATTCCCAGGGTTAAGCGCAAATTCCAACAGTGTTGGATTGCGTCAAGCTCGCCCTCGTCGAAGCGCTCGGGCCAATTGACAATGGCCCCTTCCTGCATTTCGGCCCGATACTCTCGATAGTAGGCCGTTGCATCCTCAATCCCTCGGCCTTCCTGCATTCCTACCTTCCAAAGCTCGGCGTAAGTTTCCCATCGTTTCGATGTCGGCCAAGCTTCAATTAGCTTGGTCCGTTGGCCCTGCCATTGCGGATATTTTTGAACGTCTAGAATTTGGTCGATGCAATCGCCTGGCTCAATAACCGTGCATGCCATAACCGCGGCGATGGGCTTTCCGGTCGGCCCTTTGAGGCCCAAGATAGCTTTCGAAAGCACCTTCAAGCGGCTCGCATTTTGGGTAATGCTCTTAGCGCTTTCGTCCGTCTGTGGATCGTCAACTAGAATGAGGCCCGGCCGCAACGTCGATCCGTCCGCAAGCTTAACCCGCATCCCTCGGATTCGGCCCGTAATGCCTGCGGTCTTAACAACTCCCCCGCTCGATTGACTCCCTTCAATCGTCGGCAACTTTATAATCCGGCCCGTCCACTTGATGCGCGTCCGCTCTCCGTTCTGAAGCTGCCCGGCCGATCTATTTACAATTCCATCCAAGCATTCAATCGGGTAGCAAACCTCGGGAAAATCCTCATAGAGTAGCTCATTGCTTTCAATCTCAACCCGCATCGATTCCGCGATTTCTTCGGCGTGGTCGCTCTCGGCCCCAACGATAACCACGAACCTGATATGGCCGTAAAGAATGGCCCACATGGCGGCCGCTTCGGCTAGTGTTGTCTTGCCAGATCCTCGCGGCATGGCGAGCGCGAACAACCCGCCTTTGAGTATGGCCCGCTCAAGTTTTGCCAAGGCGAGCAAATGGGCCTTGCTCCATGCTAGCGAAAACTGTTCCTTCAAATACGTTTCGCAAAACAATCGCAAGTTGAACTCGCAACCTTGGCGGCGAGCAACATCGATGATAGGCGGAAGGTCGCCAATGTCTCGGCCTTCCTGGCTTTTCTTTCTAGAACGCTTGGCTTCGCGTTGCTTGTGCTCGGCGTAGCGCTGGGTATCTGCGGCGGCTGGCATGATGGGAGCATTCTACGGGCCGCCTGGCGAAATCACAGCGCCCAACAAAGTGTGCCCCGTTCCTCGAC